GCACTTTAAAACGTCATTTGCTCTTAAAATTGCATCCTCATACCTGAAAAAGTATGAAGATTCCATTCTCTTGTTCTATGATTCTGAGTTTGGATCGCCGCAGGAATACTTTGAAACGTTTGGAATCGATACTGACCGTGTACTTCACACGCCTATCACCAACGTCGAGGAACTGAAGTTTGATCTGATCAACCAGCTTGAACAGCTGGAGCGTACTGATAAGGTAATCATTATTATTGACTCTATTGGTAACGTAGCGTCCAAGAAGGAACTCGAGGATACGCTCAGCGAGAAGTCAGTAGCTGACATGTCACGTGCCAAGGCACTCAAGGGTTTGTTCCGTATGGCAACACCGTACCTGACCATGAAAGATATCCCGATGCTGGCAATCAACCACACTTACAAGGAAATGGGATTGTTTCCTAAGGATGTAGTATCTGGCGGTACAGGCATCTACTACTCAGCAGATAACATCTGGATTATCGGTCGTCGACAGAATAAGGTTGGCACCGAGGTTACCGGATACGATTTTGTAATCAATATGGAGAAATCTAGATATGTCCGTGAAAAATCCAAAATTCCTATCACGGTTTCTTGGGAGGGTGGCATCGATGACTATTCCGGTCTACTTGATGTGGCTCTGGCAGGTCAGTTTGTCGTCAAACCGAAAGCAGGCTGGTTCGCGAAAGTCAACCGAGAAACAGGGGAGTTCGATGGGAAAAGTTTTAGGCAAAAAGAGTTAACAAAAGAGTTCTGGGATGATATAATCCATACTGAAGAGTTCAAAAGCTTTGTGGAGTCTCAGTACAAGACTGGTATAGCTCCTCAGTATTTGGACGTATCAATTGTAGAAGAGGACGAGATTGTTGAGTGATCTAGAAGAAGGCGTTGACTGGAGAGTGGTAGGAACAAATACCAACTCTGTTAACGGAAAAATTGTAGATTGGGGTATTCAGATTTTACAGGAAGGACCATACAAAGATATGGTCCTACTGTTTGGTGAGATGGATATCCAAGAAGCCGATGATGGATCAGAAGAAGGAATACTATCCTTTGACTTTGATATCTTTCATCGTGCAGGAAAAGATATTGAGAATGATGATCCAGGCCTACAGAAGCTCGCAGGTGATCTTATTGTGGCTGCATTTACTAAAGCATTGGATGAAGGAAAGGCGGTAATTAATGGCAGAGACTCTGAGCAGGACTATCCTACGATCACTCTTGACCAATGAGAGTTATCTTCGTAAGGTTATTCCGTTCCTCAAGCCAAACTATTTTGAAGGCCCGCCAAAAGTAATCTTTAAGCAGATTGGTGCTTTTGTCGATAAGCACAACACCCTTCCCACTATGGAAGCATTCCGTATTGATCTGGAACAGGATGAACGTATGTCTGATGACATGTTCACCGAGATCTCGGCAATGCTTCCAGAGATCTTTTCTCCTGTAGATATCGACGATGACTTTCTACTAGAGAAAACTGAGAGGTGGTGCCAGGAACGTGCGCTGCATATCGGTATCATGAAGTCCATCGACATCCTGGATGGTAAGGATGAAAAGATGACCAAGAATGCTATTCCGGACATTTTGTCTGAAGCATTGGGGGTTGGCTTCGATTCATATGTAGGTCACGACTACCTTGATAATGCAGAAGAACGATTCGACTTCTATAATCGTAAGGAAGAAAAGCTACCATTCGATCTTCACTATCTAAATGAGATTACTAAAGGTGGACTGCCAGACAAGACGCTGAACATATTCCTGGCTGGTACAGGAGTGGGTAAGTCGTTAATCATGTGCCACATAGGTGCTAACTGCCTTCTACAAGGTAAGAACGTTCTGTACATTACTATGGAGATGGCAGAGGAACGTATTGCTGAACGTATCGATGCTAACCTTCTAGATATACCTATTGATCAGCTGGATAAGATGTCTAAGAAGATGTTTACCGAAAAGGTCAACTCTCTTAAGAGTAAGACTATTGGTAAGTTGATCGTCAAGGAGTATCCTACTGGTGCTGCACACTCCGGCCACTTCCGTGGATTGCTAAAGGAACTGAAGTTAAAGCGTTCGTTCGAACCTGATATCATCTTTATCGATTACCTAAACATCTGTGCATCGTCACGCATGAAGTCGATGGGTGGTGCTATCAACTCCTATACGTACATCAAAGCTATTGCAGAAGAGCTACGTGGACTAGCAGTAGAGTTTTCTGTTCCACTTGTTAGTGCAACACAGACTACTCGATCTGGTTACGGTAGCTCTGACCCAGGACTGGAAGATACCTCAGAGTCGTTTGGTTTGCCTGCTACGGCTGATCTTATGCTAGCACTTATTACTAATGACGAACTAGACCAGTCGGGTCAGATTATGATTAAGCAGCTTAAGAATCGCTACAACGATCCTGGTAAGCACAAGCGGTTTGTACTAGGGATAGATAGGTCTAAGATGAGACTATACGACGTAGGAGCATCCAGTCAAGACGTCATTGACGATGGCATTCCCGTATTCGACAAAACCCCTTCTGGCGACAAATTTAAGGACTTTAAGATATGAACCAAACCGTACTTCCTGTTGCAATCACTTCCTCAATGATTAATGCCTATGCAGATGGCACAGGTAAGAAAATGACTGCTCAAGATATTATCGTGTATTGTGCCAGAATCTCTAATCCTAAAAATCAAAACAGTGATGCACCTGCAGATAAACTTCTAAAGTATCTGATCGAGCATAAGCACTGGTCGCCCTTTGAGATGGTTGATATGATTGTCGAGATTAATACGACACGGGATATTGCTCGTCAGATTCTTCGGCACCGTTCATTTTCATTCCAAGAGTTTAGTCAGCGGTATGCTGATCCTACTAAAGATTTGGCCGTGTACATGCGTGAGGCACGGCTGCAGGATACCAAGAATCGTCAGAACTCTATTGAGACGGATGACGATGAGCTGAAGTGGGCATGGGAAGCAAAACAAAAACAAATCGTTCATGAAGCTGAGCTGGCATACAAGTGGGCGATTGAGAATGGGATTGCTAAGGAACAGGCACGTGCCGTACTGCCAGAGGGTAACATGCAGTCTCGTATGTACATGAAAGGCAACATTCGTTCCTGGATTCACTACTGCGAACTTCGGTGTGCCAACGGTACACAGAAGGAACACCGTGAGATTGCTTACAAGTGTGCAGGCATTCTAAAAGAACACTTGCCATTCTTGAAGCAATGGTATAAGGAATTAGAATATGACAGATAAAATTCTAATCTCTGAATACTGGATTCAGGATAATGGCGGATTGGTTAAGGTGTACAAGGACGGTAACGCTTATGAGCTGGTAGCGGAGGAGGATGATGGTACTGTCTTCCTCCACTCCAAAAATATTTCAACTTTGCGAGAAGCAGAAAATAGGGCAGAAGAAATTGCTCTCCTGGTATAAGAAGCTTAGAAAGAATGGATATCCTAGAATCCTGAGCTTTACTTCTGCTGTGTATAACTGTCAGTATTATAACACCTATGGTATCTACCTAGAAGAGCCTAATGATAGTTTGATTGACCTGATGTTATATTTTGTACTGTACTGGCATCATCCGAAGGAGAACTTTCATGCAAAGAAGAAAAGAGGCAGCTAGGTTATTCTGGATGGTTAAGGGATATTTGATGCCTGAGCATTTTAATGATAACGACGTAGAATATATACTAACAAGCTACACAAAAAGAGTGTGGCATAATCATGAAGTGAATGATGAAGGCTTTGAAGAAGCCTGGGAGAATAGAGAATGAAAATTATTGCTGGTCCATGCCAGTTAGAAAGAAACTCACTGGGCGTGGCAAGATACTGTCAGAACGTGGCAGAGAAATACGGTTTAGAATATTACTTTAAGGCAAGCTTCGATAAAGCCAATCGTACATCAATGGGTGCACAGCGTGGTGTCGGTTTGGAATCTGCCATGATTATCTTTGATGAGATCAAGGCAGAGCTTGGATGCAAGATCGTAACCGATATACATACTACAGGACAGGCAGCTCTGATCAAGAGTTCTGTTGATGTACTACAAATCCCTGCTTTCCTATGCAGGCAGACTGATCTACTACTGGCAGCAAAGAAAACTGGAAAGATCGTAAACGTAAAGAAGGGTCAGTTCCTAGCACCATGGGATGTCGCCGGCATTATTAGCAAGATTGGAGACGAGAATGTCTGGATTACTGAACGTGGCACTAGCTTTGGTTATAATACCCTTGTTAATGACTTTACGGGTCTTCAGTACATTGCTGACAGCTATTCTACTCCCCTTATTTTTGATGCCACTCATTCTGTACAGAAACCCGGTGGCAATGGGACTAGTTCTGGTGGCAATCGGGATTATGTACCCGCTCTTGTTCGGGCCGCTGTTGCAACTAAGAATGTAGATGGTATCTTCGTCGAGGTTCATCCTGATCCTGACAACGCCCCATCTGACGGACCAAACAGCCTAAACCTTCCACAATTTGAAATGGTATGCAGAGACATTCGTACTCTGTGTGATGCACTGGGGATTGACTAATGCGATTAAAACCAATTATTATTATTCCGGCACGTTATAACTCCAGCCGATTCCCTGGCAAGATGCTAGAGAAGCTGGGTGACAAGACTGTGCTTGAACAGACCATTGAGACTGGTAAGCGTACCGGTCTGCCTGTCTATGTTGCTACAGACAATAGTGAGATTGTTAAGCTGTGTATTCGTATCAATCAGGAATACGTGATGACAAGTCCTGACCATAAGAACGGTACCGAGCGTGTTGCTGAGGCCATGGTTAAGCTTATTGACAAGCACGGTGAGGAGTTTAGCAACGAGTTTGATTATGTGATCAACCTGCAAGGTGACTCACCGCTTATCCCTGATTACGTGTTCAGTATGATGATGGAAGAGTATGAGCGGATGTATGCCTTTGACAAACCGTTTGATGTCATTACTCCAACATTCAGAATGAATATGGAAACTGCAGAACGGTTTCTGGATTGCCGTGCTGAAGGCAGGGCAGGTGGTACGACTGTGGTAACTGATACTGATGGAGCTGCACTGTACTTTTCCAAGGAGATGATTCCATACGGTGCAAACCTGACCAACGTACAGTCCACGTCTTCTAAGATTCCTATGTACTATCATATTGGCATGTATGCTTATAAGCCAGAGGCTTTGTTTGAGTACTCCATGTTACAGGAAACTGATCTGGAAAAGACTGAAGGGCTGGAGCAATTGCGGTTCCTGGAGAACGGTTACACGATCCATTGCATGAAGATGAATCCATTGCACTTTGATTTCTGGGAAGTGAACAATCCGGAGGATATTGAAATTGTGGAAAAAAGTTTGAAATATGTGCGATAAGGGGGTTTACATTCTTTCTTAGATGTTGTATAAGGGCAATATCAACAGAAAGGATATATCATGTCTCACTCCAGTTTTGCCGTACAACTCGACATCTCTCATGAAGCTACCCCACAACAAGTTCAGGACTTCGCCGCACTCTTTAACTGCGATGCCCAAATGATCATGGAAATTGGACCAGCCGGCGGTAACCCAGTTTATGAATTCACCGGTTCCTTCACCGACCTGGAAAAACTCGAAGCCGAATACAACAACGTTAATGGGATGTAACTAAAATATCACAACCCCCAGAATTAATCACTCTGGGGGTTTACTTTTGCGTAGAAATGATTATATTACTACTATACACAAACACAAGGAACTAACGTATGTCTGATTGGAATGGTTTAGGTAAAAACTTTCAAATCGCTCTAGCGAATCGCATTATGGCTGACAACGTCTGTGTCATTGAAGGTGACGAGTCTGAGCTCCAGCAAGCTTGGTCTACTATCTCTACTTGGCGTATGGCTGAAGAATGCCGTGAACGTAAGATTGATCACGACTTCATTCGTCGGTGTAACAATGCTGAAAGTGCTATTCGCCGCCGTATAACCGAACTCGAATCAATTGACAAAGCAACTGACTAAGGATAATATGATGATTGAACGTGCTGATATGACGGGTCAGGAAATGATCTTTATCAAGTTCGAGGACTCTTCGGAGTTCGTACAAGTTAACACCATGGATTCTGCATGGAAAGAAATCCTGGATCGTGGTCCGGACACTCTCGAGTATATCGAGACCTGGGACCCTGAAAAGGAAGAGCGTGCAGCTGCTCGTGCAAAAGTTGCAGACATTGATGACCTAAAGATGATGTAAGGAGAAAGACTATGGGTATGATGAAAGAAATGGGTATGCAGATCGAAGATCAGGTTTATGGCTGCATCGAAGATATTATCCCCGAGTGTGAGGATATCGCTGAAGCCCTGGAACGTGGAGTCGAGATTGCTCGTGAGCAGGACCTTGACCGCTTCATCAGCATGGACTATGTTGTCGAAGCTATCCATGAAATGTGGAATGAATTCTGGTCTGATTACAATTAGGGGGTTTACATGGAAGCTCACATAATGTATGATGACAAAATGTCAGAGCTAGAGTCCGACACCGTACTGCGTATCGCACACTTTGCTCGTTCTCGTGGCTTTGACTATCACACCGCAGCTTACACACCCGAAGGTCGTCGTGCAGCTGCTAAGCTCTTTTGGGATCACTACTTTGAAACAGAGGTTGAATTATGAGTAACCAACGTTCCGGAAAAACCTACCGTGCCGCAGCTAACGACAACAGCGGTATGGGTACAGTAC